CCCTTCGCCATGTTCGACCAGCGGCGGATATGGGCGGTGGCCCCTTCTGGCCATGTCCCATACTTTTTACTAATTAGGAGAGCATAATGAATACAAATCCGATCCCGGCGGTTGCGAACGTCCGGACTGCCGACCTGGTGGCGAGGGCAGATGGCTCTCCTATTACGGCTGGCACAGTCAACTATTACGTCAGGGCCAAGACCGGTGCTAACGCCACAAAATGGTTTAAGACCTCCGATGGTTCGTGGGATGCGGCAGAACAGGTTGCTGGCAGCATGACTCACATGGCAGATGGCCATTGGCGGGTCAGTATAGATGCAGCTTGTTGGATAGATGGCGTGGAATATGTCGAATACGCCAAAGAGGATGGGGACTTACATGTTCCTGTTAGTGCTGATTCTGTCTGCCATTATCGAGAGAGCATCGATTCGAGTGGTAATGTGGCAGCCGACGTGGTTGAGATTAGTGGTGACTCAGGCGCGGCGAACAACCTTGAGCTGGACTATGACGGCACGGGCTACAACTATTGGGACTACTACCACTAATACCGACATGCGAGGCACGGACGGGGCGAATACAACTACCCCACCAACGGTAAACGAGGTACGAGATGGCATCCTTGACGACGCTACACGCTTCAGCGGTGGTAACATCGATGTAGCTATATCGACTAGGGGCACATCTGCCAATCAGGTGACCATCTTGAATAGACTTGGCTCATGGACAGGCACGGGCATCAACACGGTGCTCGGCGCGTTCACAGCCATCTTCAGCAAAGTAGCGAGCAAGCCGTCTGACATCACTGGCACGGGTGATCCCACCACAGATAGTCTTGAGGCCATACGAGATACTGCCCCAATGGGTAGCACTATGGTTGGAACGGATGGTGCTGCATTGGCAGCGAATTACACGGGAACAAGAGCTGGTTATTTAGACAATATCTCAGCTGGTGCAGTCGCACTTAACTCAACCGTCGCCAAGAATGCAACAGTAGCTCTGGACGCCACGGTAGCCAAAGATGCCACGGTAGCCAAAGCAGCGGCGCTGGCCACGGTAGATGGTAACGTGGATGCCATCTTGGTTGACACTAACACCACAATCCCAAATCTTATCGCGGCATTAAACGACCCAACATCTGCGGCAGTCGCAACAGCAGTCCTCGAGAAGGTGCTTGCGACCCACAAGGGTGTATCAGGGTCGCTTGCAGAGGCTCTTTGGTTTGTGTTTAACATGAAGAAGGGCACGAAGGAAGAGGTTGTGGAGAGTGCGCCCAACTATCAACGGAAGTTCTATGACAACGATGGCAACCTGCTGGCAACAAAGAATCTGTTTGGTGTTGATGGGAATCCTGCCGACCCATCAACAACGGCAATAGCCAAGACGGAGACCGTGTAATGGCAGCTACTGTTCAATTACTGTTGGAAGGTTTAAGCGGCAGTCCAGGCTACATGCTGCTTGATGGGCTATCCGCTGCTACCGTTGGTGCTGAGACGCCGGGCGACAGGACGTTGGACATCGAGTTCTATAACCGCACGATGGATATAGACGAGTCTGTGCGCACGATGGACATCGAGTCATAAAGAGGAGCAGGACATGAGTTTTGAGTCGTTCGCCAAAGCCCCGCACGCTATGTTAGACTTTAAGTTTAACTGGGCATACGGGTATCTAGAGGATGGAGAAACCATCACCAGCTATAGCATAATTGCTGATGGCGGAATAACGGTCGACAGCTCCAGCAAGTCAGGCAACAAGGTAATAGTCTGGCTGTCTGGGGGGAGGGTAGGCCACAATTATAACGTAACCTGCCGGGCTATTACATCCTTTGGCCGGACAGATGACAAGACTATGCAAATCAGGGTGAGACAAACGTAAAACCACAACACTTTATGGAGGAAGCAATGAGAAGAACAATTACAGTCCTGCTGCTTGCGGCGGCCATCATGGTTGCCACGGGCTGCTCAATCAAATGGCTTGGTGACAAGCGCAACCTACAGCAGACTGGCGACTTGGTGCGAAGCACGGCCTCGACATCGATGGTCTTGGCGCATCAGCAGTGGCCGGACGAAGGTGACTGGGAGACGCACGTCTGCTCGACAGCAACTGTGGTGCTCGCGGCGCTCGATGGCGACGCTACTGCTGTTGCAACGGTCAACCAGATGTTAGCCGAAGCTCAACCGGCGGCGCTGTTGGTGGGCGGCGAACAGATGACGATTGAGATGCGAAAATTACTGCTAGGGCTACTCGCACATATCGCTGTCCAATATGACCTTGAGGGGTGGGGCGCGGTCATTGCAAGCGCCATTGACTTCGCCGACACCTACTTGCAGGCAGAGGTCACGACGGATTACGAGGTCTGGTATCTCATACGACAGCTCTTTACGGGTATTGTCGAGGGCTGCGAACTTATCAACGGAGGTGAATAACGTGGACGCAGCATCAGTTCTCACGATAATGGCGGCGGGCATAAAGGTACTCAAGGTCTTGATCCCGCTTGCGATCAAAATCTATAACGCGGTCAAGGACAAGAATGAACCTGAGTTCACAAAAGAGAACGCGACGGACAAGCTCATTGAGATGGCTAAGGCCAACGGCAAGGTGATCGGGCATACCGAGGCGAAGATTGCGATTGAGGCTGTGCATTTGGCTACTGCAAAGGCCACGCGGGTGAAGGCGCTTGATACAACGCCGGTGGTGAAGGACAAGAAGGGTGCGGGATTAGGGAAGGTGAAGAAATGAAACCAGATATAGGAGTGCATGTCATGGGAAAGGATACTCGCGGGAAGCGAGATGGCACTGGGCCACACAAGGATAGTTACCAAAAGCGGAGCGGCAAAAAGGGCAAGCGGCAAGAGCGCGGCGAGCCATGTCCAAACAAAGGGGGGAAATGAGTCCACTATGCTAGACACCCGCATCCGCAAATGCCCGGAGAACCATCACGTCATACTGGGCAACTTTGAGTTCCCGCGCGAGTTCGCGTGCAAGTGCGGTTGCGGGGCGTGCGATATTGACTGGCGGGTTTGGTACGTCTGCCAGCTGATACGGATACGGTTCAATGCGCCGGTTACCGTGCGCTCCGCTTGTCGTTGCGATGCGCTCAATCAGCACATCGGCGGCAGCCCGCGCAGCGACCATCTCTACGGCTGGGCAGCGGACATCGTCGTGCAGGGCATCAAGCCGGACGACGTGGCCCGTTTTGCGGCGACGCTCGATGGGGTTAAACGAATCGGCGTCTATGAGCCCGGCGGCAAGAATGGCGCGTCGGGCTTCGTTCACACCGGCGTCAAGGACAGAGGACAGAATACGTGGCGGAGCTGGCGGTTTGACCCGCAGCGGAAACTAATCGAATGGAGCTAGCTGAAGTGGCAAACGGAGACATGGAAAGCGCGAAACAGAACGGTATGCGCTTTGGTCGGCTGGAGCAAGGACTAGAGGATACTACCAAGCGACTTGACCGACGCTCAAAGGAATGCGGGGACAAGTTTGCCGACATATTCGGACGCTTGAATAATCTGCCGGATCAGATTGCAACGGCGGTCAAAGAGCAGATTGCAACGGCGGTCAAGCCAGAAATACTGCTCGCCGTCAGAGATGAAATAGACTCCGTGCTGAATGGACGGCAGACCAATCGCACTCGGCTAAGCAGGTATGGTCGGCCCGCCGTTCTTTGGACTGCCGTCGCTGTGATTGTCAGCGCGGTCGCAGATTTCCTTGCGCCAGTTTTAGACAAGATGTTGAGTAACCCATGATGGCAGATAGCGAAATGCAGATGCGGCTCGCGGTGCGCATCAAGAGCCTTATGAAGGCAGACCAGATACTACTCGGCCTCCGTTGGCAGGAGGGGCTGACCGTCTCGGAGGTTGCACAGGTGTTAGAAAGACCGGAAGACAGCATCCGCGCAGAGTTGGATAATCTATATAGAAAACTATTCAAGGGACTTGAAGGAGAAGAAACGTATGACACAAAGGATATACAGACGATACACCATTGACCCGGTGCTTGCTGCGGCAACAGGGACTGGCAAGCTCTCGTTAGGGCACAAGGCGGGGATGATACGGCAGATAGCTGCTGCATGTGACTCAACCGACTTCGACCTACGGCTCGGCACAAAGACTGCGTTTGCCGATGACGACATATCTCAGGTCTTTCGCAGCCTGACGATCAACAAATGGCTCGTTGACAATGACCAGCCGGTATTCTTTCACAACACGTATGCAGCGGAGCCGGCTGATTGCCTCACCGAGCTATATTACAGGGTGAAGAATGACGACGGGGTCACGACGGGCGATATTGAGCTGATATTGACCATCGACATTGAGCCGGCCGTACTGGAGAGCGGGACTGCTACTGCGGACTAGTCTCCGAATACTCCGAGCACTTGATCACGGTCGAGCATCAGGTGCTCATGCCCGTCAAGCGTTAGCCTGATGCCTGCGCTCTGCGAGAACATTATGCGGCTGCCTTTGGTGAACTCGTTATCGGCTGGCTCGCCGTTGAGCATCACCTTCCCGAATGCTATCACCGTGCCTGAGCTTGCCCGGCGTCTGGCCTTGTTAGGGATGATGATCCCGCCAGCGCTTGTCCCTTCTGGCGCGTCAACGGTAACAAGCAGCCGGTCGTAGAACGGGGCGAACTCTTTGGTTCCGTCTGTGCCCTCTCGTATTTCTCCGTGGATGCCACGCACCGAGATAATCACGTATTTCTCGCCCTCCAATTCACACGGCATTGCGCCGGCTCTGGTATAAGCGACCTTCATACCAGTCCGTGCCAGCATCTTGACGAATGGCGTGAACGGTCTGTCCTCCTGTCGTGCGAGGTCGTAGCGCGTCTCATAGACGGTGCAATCATGGCCGACAGCAACGACTGTGCCGGCCATCGACGCATCTTGGGCGCTCTCTGGGATATGGATGTGCCCTTTCATTGAGGCGCGCTCGCCAGGACGGATCAGCACAAGGTCTCGCGCGGGTTTAAGCATTAGTCATTCTCCTATGTCTGTCGTTAGTGGATAGAATTGTCCACACTTGTTGATAAGTATAGGCAATTCTATACATATTATCTTCACTGCCCCTTATCTTCACGACACCGAACTTTTAGCCACATCACATCGCCCACTAGGAGCAAGATGTAGGCTGCGACCCCGAACTCCACGGCGTATTCAGATAGCATTAACACTCAGATAGCAGAATAATCGCTTTGTCAAACATCTTTACGCCGGCTGCCCAAGTATCGGGCGGCTGTATTTCTACCCACTCGTGGCGGCACGTCTCGCATCGATGGCGAGTTAGGCTACCGTCATAAAATCCTCCGCGCCCTTCGCCACAATGGGCTGTAAATTGCGCGTCATAGGTTTTAGATATAATCTTGTTCATCTCGCCACACCAGTAGCAGATTGGATCGTCCCAGCTGTGCTTCTTCTTGTCTGTCATTTTACAGCCCACATTTCAATTTTATACCCATCATAAGGGGGGGCGATCCCACCTTTCACGTCTCGTTGTTTTCATTCTTATTCTCTATAGTGAGAAGGAATGTATATCGTGCCAGGCCCATTACACACTTTGCATACATCCAGATACAACGCCAGCAGGTCGCAATAGTTGGCCATGTCGATAACAGAATCTAACACCGGCTCGTTCTTTGGCGGCGTGCGTTGCTCAAACAGGTTTGCCAGTCGCGTCAACTTAACCGCGATCATCGAGAGTATCGTCTGCTCCGGTTTCCGCAAAGTGGCTCCTGCCATCGCCTTGAAGTTCCAGAACCTGTCCTCTGGCCGGGCGTAGTCATCGGACTTGCCACGCATCAAGGCTAGCTTCCGCTGCTGCAAGTCGGCGAATGCTGTCTCAAACTCTGCCCAGTTCATTCATCTTCCCTCACCATGACCCCGCGGGGGTATAATAGGCGGTCTGTGGTGTCTGTCATAGGTCTCTCCCTTCGTCTTTCCCATATCCAAAACTGTGTCTGCCGAATCCCACAGTTCGGACTCCGGCGCTACAACAAATATCGTGCCACGTCTTTTCGCTAGTCGCTTCAACATCGCCCCCAGCCGGTCCAGGGTTTCACCATCCATCATCGATAGATCTGACGCCACATCGTAATAAGCAACATGATCATTCTCGCCCACCACGTCCGCTAATGCAAATGCTGACGCAAATTGGATACATACCCGGTCGGTATGGTTGAACCGGTCCGGCGGGGGGGACAGAACGATTGCTGCCCCATGATGGGTGAACTCTATCTGTATAGGCGGTCTCAGCTGCCAAAGATACATCCACAGCCGGGCGTTCAAACACTTGCAGATGTGGTTCAAGCGTTTGGCCGGTATCGCCGAGCCGTATGCAGTATGCCAGAACTTGTATATCTTGTGCTGCCTCTCCAGCGCCTCGATTTCCTTGTCAACATCTGCTATCCGCGTCTCGCAAGCACGCTTTGCCTCAAGTTGTATCTTGAAGGCGGCCTCAGCTATGCTCAGCCCTTCCCCGCCGGTGCTGGCGGTGGCCTTTGCACGGTCCACTTTGTCGTATGCTAGGCGGATAGCCTGCTGAAATGTCCTCAGCTTCCGTTGGTGGTCGAGCTTCCGGTATTGTGTCATGTTAATCTGTTTTTTCACAGCGTCGCCTAACGCTTTGGCGCGAGCGGCCCTCTTTTCCATCATCGTGCCACCGATCAACAAGGCAGTTATCAATTTACGTCTCATTATGGTGCAATTTACATAATTCTGGAAGATTGTATTGCTCGTCCAGATATGCAGACACCCTAACATCATCGGAGAACGCTCAAATGCAGAGGCCGGCTCCACGCCCTTGCGGTTGTCCTGTGATGTTGGCTCGTTATACCCGGCGGCTGTCGGGATAATTCTGACGGCGTTCCTGGCAACTATACGGTGCTCGTAAGTGGTGGTGTCAGTGACGAACTGCACCGTGGGGATGAGACCGGGTCGTTTCAACGAATTCGTGCCGCTCGCGTCCGCCATGTGGGCGCTGAACCCCCAGAATAGCGCCTTACCGAGTAATGTCTTGCCGGAACCGCGCTCGCCTGTTACCACGACCAGCCCGCTATCACTGAAATGTTTGATAGACAGGGACAGGCAGCCAAAGTTCCTGATGTTGACCTGTTTGATCATTTGCCAGCCGATGTCTCAAAGAGTGTGCCGTCGGCGTGGTTGCAGCTTTTCATTTCGGGTGCGGGCTCGCTACTGAACTCGGCAGTCAGCCGTTTGAACACATCGCTAGCGTTCTCCGCGTGATATGCCCCCATGCCCTTAAACTTATGACAGCCGCCACAGCCCGCCCACAACCACTTGATGTCCCACAGCAAGGCCCGCAGTTTTACGATCCGCTTGAATAGAGATTTGTTTGCCGTAGATTGAAGGTGGGCGATCTCTTTTGCCAGCGAGCAGATTGTCCCGGCCATATCCCTGCCTACGGGATAGCCCTTCCATGTCTCAAGGCCGGCGTTAGGGTTTCGTGTAGCCCGTCTCTTAATCTCGACTAGCGGCAATTTCGTCCAGCCGTTTATCGCCTTTGGATGGTGCGACAGCAACCCCTTGCCTTTGTATTTGGCGTCCTGCATCAACAATAGGATTTTGTCAGTGAGCTTGGCGGGAACAATGTAGTAGAATAAGTGTGGGGCGTTTTGTCCCCATCCGCCATAATCCAGGTTCTTGGCTTTCTTGGTGTCGGCCTTGAAGTCGGAAACTGAGACCTTGATCTCGATTTCCGTGGCGCGCCCGTCAGCGCGAATGCCGAATACATCGGGGCGTCCCCATATCGTCTCAGGGCGCTCAAACAGAATCGTATCGCAATGCTGGTCATAGCGTAACCACGCCGCCGCTATCGCCCTGAGTGCCGTTACTCCAATCATTTGACCTTCTTGACTAGCGGGCCTAGCTCGCAACCCGCGAACGGGTTCGCGGACAATTCCGTCCATGGGATGGCTGTTTTATGTGTCATAATTCTACTCCCATGTCGTCGAGGGCGGCTCTAAGCTCATCGAAGTCTTTCTGTGTCTCAGGTTGATGGCGGATGAGGGCCTGGGCTATATAGACTGCGGCATCACAAGCGATTGTATCCGCCGCCTCAATCAGCCGCTCGACCTTCGCGTCGTCATACCGAGGCGTTTCGCTGGCGTCAACAACGTGATCAGGTTTGACCTCTGGCGGTGCTACCTGCGTGCAATCGTCGAGGTTGTTGGCTATCCTACGTCTGTCGTCAGGGCACTCTTGGTGTAACATTCTTACTCCGTCGATCATGGTGTTGGTTTTGTGGGAGGCATCAGGAACACAGCCAGACCCGTCGCATGTTCCGCAGCGGCTTTCGGGGTGTGTATGATAGCCAGCGCCGCCACATTCAGGGCATTCGACCATATTGCTGACGCCAGCAACATGGTCAACCGTGTCTTTACGTTCGCTCATCTCGCCACCGCCTTTATGATATATCCAGCGCCTCCACACTTACTGCACCATTCTTGACCTGGCGGGTTTGGAATGAAACCTATGCCCGTGTCGTTACACTGATCGCAATTCTCAATCACGTCATTGGAGTCATTATATGCAGGCTGGTTAACCACATCACGCAAAATGCTACGCGATATGCGACGATTGACTGATGATCTACCTGTAGGGACAATTATTGTTGATATGCTCATCTCGCCACCGCCTTTCCGGCAACGATATGGTGAGTGAGTGCGTGTCCAACCCTTGAGATACTACCAATTCCAAATCGTTGTTCTAGACCATATAAATCATCCCCGTAGTCAGAACCATACCCGCTACTCCATAAACCTACTGTCCACGAATGTAGATCGTTTGACCACTCCAGCATCTGAACACCAATGCTGCAATCACAATCATCGCTCGTCGTAAGCAAATCCCCTTGGCAGAACTCATCCGTTACCTGCTCGCATACTATACACCGCACATCGTCCGGGATGTTCTCAGGGTCGAGGTCGCGGAGCATGACGGCTTTAATATAACCATGGAAGCTGTTTTCCATTTGAACCCATATATCACTATTCCAAAGGTGTTTTACGCTGTTCCAATTACCGAGTTCCCATGGGCTATTCTCAGTATCTCGCACATACACACTATATCGCTTGCTCATTTACCTCTCCGTCATTCATTACGTGTCCCCTTTTTCGCACTACCCCATTACTAAGGCTGTCTGGGCCTTCGTGATGCAATATCAGATTGGAGACGGGATGTTCTCTCGGTTTTATGATTTCGTCGATGAGAATATGGCCGACTGGATCATCAAACTCAGATGTAACTTCCCAATGGTCAAAGATAGATAGCACGAGGGGGGCTCTACCAGCCAACGCACCGCACTTTGCTTTAATGAGGTGTACATCTTTTTCGTCTGCTACAATATCACCCTCAAAGATGCCGTCTGGGGCATCTGGTAATTGTGCACACACCACACACCGCACATCATCCGGGATGTTCTCAGGGTCAATGTCGCGGAGCAGGGCGGTTGATATGTCAGAGTAGTATCGTGGCGCTTGCATATTAGGCCACAGGGTCACATGCTCTAAGCCGGATTTTGTGAACCAAATGGTAAAGTTCTCAGTCCATTTCTTGAACGGGCTGTTCTCGTTATCCCTTACATACACGCTAAATTGCTTGCTCATTATTTGCCCTCCGTTAGTCGTTGTTGTTCCATGACCCTGCCCCACTGCTCGTCTGACACACCATCGGGTCGGTCGGCGTCAGTGATGGTGAAAATGCTGCCGAGGATAATAGTGGGAGATGATTGTGTTATTCGCCACAATGTATCAAGATGCCTATTAGTGAAAATGAAATGCCAAGCACCCTCTAGCCACTTTACTGTACCAACACCAGCGAGAGACCCAATAGCATTATGCCTAACCCTTAGTATGTCCCCCGGATAGATCATGGCAAGGACGTAGCCAGTGCCGCCGCAGATAAGACAGTCAACTATGTTGGTATTGTTGCCGGCTTGGTTCACAAGTTGCCATTTGCCCTTGCCGTAGCACTTACTGCACACCTTCTTGCCCCAGACACCGGTCGGGCGGAGAATGGTAAGGCCCTCCATCAATTCCCATTTTTTGTTGTTGCCGTCCCAGATGTAGGTTTCCCGCCCGTCGGGTCCGATACCATCAAGGATTGGGACGTCCAATATCATTTTGTCCTCTGGTATATACGCCCTCAGGGGCCATTGATTGCCGGGGTGTTCGCCGATTACATCTTGGATGCTCATCTCACTGTTCCTCCCTTGATTCGTTCAAACGCCGAGGCCGCCGAGGCCTCGCTGATTTCGATGCCGATTGAGCGCCGGTTCATTGCCCTCGCTATGACGCTGGTTGTGCCGCTGCCGAGGAAGGGGTCAAGGACTAGGTCGCCCTCGTCCGAACAGGCCGCGATGACCCGCCGCATGTAGAGTTCGGGGATTTGGTTGGGATGACCTTTTCGGCGCTCCTTGTTGTTGCCCTGGATACGCCCTAAGCCCCTCCCATACCAAACGTCTAACGGAACCCGCTTGCCCGGCCTCCGCGTCTCTTGAGTTCGCTTGTCGTTGTATTTGGATGCCCTGTCGGTCGGCACGAGTATCGCGTCGGGGTTCCACGTGCGCCGCTTGATGTCGCGGGCGAAATACAGGGCGTGCGTGTGGCTCGATATGAAGCGAGAATCGTTGCACTGGCCGAAGCGGTAGTGCCAGATGCACCAGTTGACGAGAGTTAGGCCTTCTTCGTAGTCCGTCATAATGTTGTTCACAAGGACTGCCATGCTGTCGGGGACGTTGACCCACATTGAGCCGGTCGGCGAAAGGATGTTAAGGCAGGCCAGTATCCAGTCGGTTGTGAAATCTACGTTGTCGAGTGCCGATTTGTGGTCGTCGTATCCGATGTAATTTTGCCCGATCCCAAACGGCGGGTCGGCGAAGATCAGGTCGGCCTTGACGCCTGATGACGAAAGTTTTCCAAGAATCTCACGACAATCGCCGACGTAGATTTGTGTGTGGGGGTCAGCGAGTTGATGTGTTGGGCCGCTCATTCTTCCTCCAACTGTTGCAGATTTGGCAAGAGTTCAAATGTGCCGGTTTTGGTATTCGATTTAAGACTTGCGAGGTTTATGTCGCTTGCTACTTCATCCCCCCAACAGTCCCAATTATCAACCCTTGTTCTGGCAAATAACTCAATGCGCGGTTCAGGCGAAAAGCGCTCAATCAATTCACGAAACTTGTGTGGTTTCTGAGAATGTTTGGATGTTGGGGACGCCAGCCAGTTGAGAGTGGCCTTCTCGTGCCGACCTATACTTTTCGTTGCTCCACGCGATGCGATGATAAGGTGTTCGGTTGCATTTCTTGGATGGCCGCCTATCCCGTTGTTCTTGCACCATGTCCACAACATCCGATATTGAAAGCCCCAGAACTGGACTATGCCGAGCGCTTCGGGCAGGAACTGATTGGTCGTCCAGAGGTATAGGTTGCTTAGGTCGTCCGCAATTTCTTTCACAGGCAGAGCGCATAGCTGGGCGATTGTCATCGTCCGATATTGCAGTGGCTTGGTTCCGATTGATGCACTGCCTTGCCATTTGATAGGCCACGGCGGGTCAGCATAGATGGTCTGATAATGCTTCATTCTTCCTCCAGTTGCCGTGTGTCCGGCAAGAGTTCAATGTCCACGTGTCCCTGCTCGTCTAGCACGGGTACCCGACAGAATGCGTCAGTATCGTCGTATGGGGATGCCCAGACCAATAGAACTATAGGTAGGGCGCATTATCCCCCAACCCATAGAAATGGCTCATGGCGAGTGCTGTGCGTGCTCTGTGCCATTCGGCAATTGAGTTTGCATCGCCGGCATTGAAGTCGGATGTCGGCATGTCGAGCGAGTGATATTCATGCTCAATGCCGGCGAGGCGTAGCTGCTCGCGGAGTTCCGCACATGCGCCGCAAAGTTTGCGTCCGAAAACGACGAGTTGGTCAGTCATTTATGCCCTCCTCCAGCGCACAGTCGTCGCATAGGTTACGTTGGGATAATATACTCGGCGCGGCCTCGGGACGCCCACACTTGTCGCAGAAGCAGGCCTCGGGTTCGGGCGTTTCATTGGTCGGGATTAGGTCTGATGCGTCGCGTAGGCAGTCGAGGCAGATCTCGTGTGCTAGGTCAGGATAGTCTCCGGGAGCACAATAACGGAAGCCGGGTTTCTCTTCTTTGTCGCACCAGTCGCACGCAACTATTCTTTCAACGTACTTACCCTTGAAGCTCATTTTGGGCCTTCCTCAGCGATTGGTTGGGCCGCGCCCGCCACTGCTGTGTGCATTGGGAAATACTCTGGGGTGAGTATAGGCGGGTGCAGGGCGGACGCGGCGTTGTTGTTCATTTTTGTTTCGTTTCCCCGCCCAGCAGGGCTATCAGCTTTTTCAACTCACGAGAGATATTGATATAGGCATCGCATGTTGGGGAGCCGGTTTCATTATCTCCATAAGTGGCACCGGTGTAGCCGAAGCCGGGATCGTCCTCGAAAAACTTTGCTATCTTCTCCAGCGTCGGCATCATCTGCTCGCGGAGGTGAGTCCATGATAAACAGGTCGTAAGCCATGAAAAGAATTGGGTCAGTTTCGGATGCTATCTTTAGGCGAAGTGCTATACAGATTGCTTCACTGTATGCTATCCTATGATACCCCATCTCCACGTCCTCAATGTAGAGCAGGACTTGGGGGATGGGATTGCTTATTGTGCCCAAGCCGTTACATTTTGGACACGGGGTTAAACGGAATACGCCATCCCTCCGGCTGGCAACATAGGGGGCACCGTCTAATCCGATAGCTTTGTAAGAGGTTCTGCCTTGTTGTTTGATGTTACAAGTGCCCCCGCAAGTCGGGCAAGGTGTATGGGAATACACCGCCAGCCACAGCGCCACGCTTTTGCTCCGGCCTCTAGGATGCTTGCCGCCTGTGCCGTTGCATACCTGACACGTAATCGTTTCTGTGTATTCTGATGGGGTTATACGCACATCTTCGCTGTCAATGTGATGCTGACCGCGCCCATTGCAGATAGGACACACATCCGCCCCCCTCATCCGGTCGACGGTGTCGGGCACGATCAAACCTTCAGACTTGGCCTTCTGGCGGATGGCTGTGCAGGCTATGGCGTCAAGGGTTTGTGTGGTCATTGACTTGTCTCCTGTTTTCTTTTTTTGTCATCATCGAGCAATAGCTGCCATGCGAGGGAAACCATTTGTATGAGAGAATCGATGTCAGTGGGCGGGATTTCCTCAGCGGATTGTTCAAGTGCGTACATAATTCGCGAGTCATCATTATTCATGGCGTCTTCTTGAACTTGGCGAGGGCGGCTTGTGCATAGGCGAGACTATCTCGACCATAGCTGGTGTCGTAGTAATCGTCATTCTCAACTATGAGAATCAACCGTTTTAATGCTGCGGCCATTTGTTGTATATCCGCCGCCGGGTCAGCGAGACCGACGCAGGCGTTGTGGTTCATTAGTTCGCATACGAAGCCTAGCATGTTTATGAACCCGAATTGTGCAAGCCAAACACTTTTACCGTTAGCGTCCCTGATGGTATATGTAGAGACGCCAGGTTCTTCTCGAGGTTCCCACGGTGTAGGATGTTCCTTTAGGAGCCGTTCCCATTCTCCGAACTTGGCCTTCTGGCGGATAGCGAGGACGGCTAATTGGTCGAGAGTTTGTGTGGTCATGGCGTCTCCTTTGTGTGAGTATATGTCCAAACGTAATAGCCGACAGACAAGATGCTTATTACTGCAAGCATGATTGATAAAATAAAAACCATGCCCAGCCCCTCACCCCTTATCGCTACCCATATCCATGCTAGCATTAACGCGGTGGCACATGCCCCTGATGCTGGCATAAATGTTCGTGCTGCTTTCTCAGTTTTGCTCATGGCGTCTCCTCCTTACATTCGGGGTTCATACAAACACCATAGTGCTGATGTTGCGTCCGTCTATGACACACGGGGCACACCTCGGCGTGCCGGCCAGCCTGTTCTTCTGGGGTGCAGGTGCAGGTTTCTATAAGCTGTTGATATTGATCGGTTTTATCAATAGAGGCCGCTGCTTCACTCCAACACTTCTCACAGGATGGCATTATGTTACCTCCCCGAACTTGGCGAGGGCGGGCTTTGCCTCGGCGGTGTTGTCAACTTCATCTGCTGGTGGCTCGGAGGCGAGAGCCCGAGAGATGTCATCTTTAAGTGATATATCCCACTCGTCTCCGGTTGTCGATAGAATGTAATAGTCATTGACAAGGCTCATAGCCATCTTCAGCAGTTCTCGCGTTGTTTCATTAATCATTTGTCATCCTCCTTGAACTTGGCGATGGCGGCCTCTGCGTTGGCGACCATTTTGTTAATTTCAGACATTGGCCTGATACCAGAACATGCCCAGATTAGACCTTCTGTCGCATCCACCAGCTCTTCTATATCCGCCGCCGGGTCAGCGAGTCCGGCGCAGGCGTTGGTGCAGTTGATGGCGCGGGCGAGATCTGAAACACTGATAACTCGCCAATTACTCTCTTCGTATTCGTCTGAATGTGCAGTCTCGGAGCCACATTTGGTGAAATCATTGTCATTCCACGGCTCGTTGAACTTGCCCTTACTCATGGCTGGCCTCCTGTGTGGGGTGGCGTCGAGTGCGTTACTGATGTCAACTCGTAGCTCGTTGGCGTCAGTATGAAATGCGGCTGTCCCAACATGACCGTCTCGGAATTGTATGAGTAGAGATTTGATTCGCTTTAGTAGCTCGCGTGTCTTCTCGTCAATCATTTGTCATCCTCCTCGAGCTTGGCGAGGGCGGCTCTCATCGCATAATCTACTATAAGATTCGCCGCCTCTATTAACTGCTTCACATCCGCCGCCGGGGCAGCAAGGTTGTTAAGGCGCTGGGCAATGTCGTTATATAGGCGGTTGGCGGTAGTTGAGTTGCTATGTCCGATCGCAATGTCGCCAATATCATCTATAAACTGCATTGTCCTCGTCAGTAGGTCTTGTGTCTTCTCGTCAATCATTCTTCGGCTCCTTTGGTGGTGTTGTGATTGGGTTGAATCTCACGCCATACCATTTCTCGCGGGCTATGGTCGCGGCATTAAAGGCCGCAAGACAGCTGATCATGAACTCTGCCAGAATGTAGTCCGGTGTGTTGGATTCGTTTTCAGTTGATTCGTAGTTGAGAAGAGTTGAAAGTTTGCGTTGTAAATCACTCATCTTGATTATCCTTTTCTTTATTGGGTCCTCTAAATAGGTTCCCGGATTGTTCGTTCTGTTGTCGTTGTTCTTGTTGATGCTGTGCCTTGTATAGCCGCTTCGCCCGTTTTAGCAGCGCTTTCTGCTTTGCACATGGTGATTGGGGTTATGTGGCGCATCAGAAGCCTCGACCTTCTTCTGGCGAGTTGCTGGCGTCTAGCTCAAGCCGCCGCAAGAATGTGTAGTTGACATATTCGTTCTCGCCCTTGACGGTGGTTCTCTTCTTGACCTCGACTTCCACATCAAGGACTTGTTCGCGGACGTGTGGCTCGCGGAGGTCACCAAGCTTCTGAGGCTCACAGCCACAGAGCTTGAGGCGGCTCTTTATGAAGCTCAGTTGCAGTTTCTTTGTCTCCGCATCATCCCCATGGATAACTTGGTTGTCGAACACCTTGCGGCCTTCGTGGGTCGGCCCGATAACTTCAAGGCCCCATTTGACCATTGGCTTCTGGGTGTTCTTAGTCCGGGTCAGCTCCATCGAGGCTACCCGCATCTGGTACAGGCCGTCCGGGATCGGTGAGTTGAGATCATCATCAGCATTCACCCAGTCGGGTTGCAGGTCGTCTAGGTCGGAAAAGTCGTCATACTCAGGCATTCTTGGCCTCCTTCGGTGTGTCTAGGGCCGCCGGCTTCTTAGGGGCAGCTGTTGTACGCTTCGATAAACTTGTCATAGTCGAGTGGCAGCTTTGCTGGCAGCCGGCCTGTGCGGTCCTTGGCCTCGTAGAACTTGTTGGGTGTCGTGCGGATGATACGCTCGTCTCGGATAAAGTTACCGTCCTTGTCGTGCTTGGCCTCAGTCTCAGCGTAGAGAACCATGTCTGCCATCGGCAGGACTACCTCGTAGGAAATCTTCTCGCTAAGCGCCGGGACCATCTTGGTGTATTTGCCGGTGCGGGAGTCCTTTTCCTTCTCGCGGCAATGGGACGTTAGGATGAGGCCGCATGGCAGTTGGGCGAACGCGACCAGCATCCCTCTGATGCGGTTTTTGGCCATCGCGTAGCCCTTGCCATAGCCAAGATCGCCGGCGTTGATGCTTCTCTCGTTAAACTCGTTGCAGACCACCTCCTCACAGAACAGGTACGCGAGGTCAATCGTATCGATGCAGATGGTATCGAAGCGAGGCGCGTCGCTTTGCTGGTCAACTCGAATGTCGTCGTACGCCGTCTGTAGCGCCGCCCAACTATTGATAGGCATCTGGTATGCCTCAAGCCCCTTCAGGCCAGGCTCGGTAGCCAGGAACAGCACGTTGGGGAAGTTGGGGAATTTGTGGGCAAATGTGGTTTTGCCGACGCCCGGCGGCCCATAGATGAAGATAGTCTGCTTTGCCAGGCTCAGCTCTGGCGGGGTCATTGTCTCAGGTAGTGGCATGGGGGGTATCCTCTTGAGTTAATTCACTATGAGCGGCTTTATGCTCATAGAACTCGTTTAGCACGTCCTCACTGTCGCGGGACGAGCACAGCTTAAAATAGGAACATGGCTTGTTGAACCGGAAGCAGGCCTGCCGGTCTTGGAGCCACATCCCGGACCGCGTACATCGACGCCAGCGGTTGGTCAGTTCCCAGAGCTCGGCCTGAAGTCGCCGCCGGTCATTCATATCGTAGAGAAACGTGAACCGCTGGAACGCGTCAGGCTCGGACAGCTTCTCGGCAAGCCGCGCTTGAAACGCCTCGTCTGTCTCAGGCTCTTTGCGGCGCTGGTTGGCCTCGAACTGTCTGATAGCCGGCTTTTTGAGTAGGTTGTAGATGACGCCCACCGGGCTGTCACCTGCAACGTTAGAATAGATGTCGGCCTGTAGCGACAGGTTCAGCCCCTCGATGTAGGCCGCGTCAATGGTGGCCGCGGTTTTGTGCTCAACCACATAGGCCCGGTCATTTACCATGACTGCTAGGTCAATCTTGCCGCATAGCCTAAAGGTATGAGAGCCCCAGCCTGTTGCGGGGTTTTTGAGCGGCTGGTCAAACTCATGCTCAATAGCGACTACCCCCCAGTTGTCGAGGACATAGCGATTCATGTAGGCCAGCATCATGGCCCGCGCATAGTGCCAGTGCTTGCGCGCCGTCGCGTCGTAATGCCTCTCGGTATAGTTGTCATCGATGAGCGCTAGAACGCTTTCAGAACTGCCGTCCTTATACCACGACGCCAAACACTCGTGGATTAGCGAGCCGAACGTCAGGGCGTCATCCAGCCGCACCGGAACCATCTCACGGATATA